GTCTACGGCCCGTCGGTTGCTCGGATGTTCGACAAGGGCGAGCACAGCAAATTGATCCAGACCGAGATCAACATCGAGATCAACAGATCGTTCATAGCGGGCTACAAGCGGGCCCTGGACTCAGCCGCCAGGGGGTATGGGGGGCGATGATGCGCGGCCTAGTCATAGCAAGGGATCTCGGCAAATCTTAGTCATTCATCTGCCAAGAACCCAGTCATAGCAAGGGATTTCGGCTTGGGTCCTCCCGGCGACACATAGCGAGGGAGCCACGAAGCCGCGATTTATCTGTTGATAACGCTTTCCGCATAGGTTGCAGATTGGCGCTATAATATATGTGGGCCGGCGAGGTGAGACTCCCGACCCGTGATCACCCTGCTCTAACAGGCCGATGCAATTAGCATACAGCTTTGACATCAAAAGATTCAGGCTTGGAAGCCTGTGCAGGCGTAAGCACGATTACCAAACCACCGGCCAAAGCCTTAGAGGGATTAAAGGAGGTGATTGCATTGAATGTAAAAAAATAAACCGCGCGGCAAGAGCGAAAACAAAACTTATACCCTCCCCCAGCGCCCCTTGCCTTTCTGTTCAAGAACGAAGAAAAATTTACAAGGCAACATATCGGCAGTCACTGAAAAATAAGGGTTTAACTTCACGCGGAACCATGCCTATTAATGCCGCTTCAGGTTCAGAGCAAAGCGCTTTAAACAAGGCCCTCCGAGCAGTTGGCAAGCCCTCCACAGTGGCTTATCTTGTCATGCAGCAGCAACGCCAGTACTGGGCTCAAAACCCAAAGGCTAAAGCAAAGCACGATCGCCAATGGGCCCAGTTGAGCTGGTGGCTTGAATACCAGACAAAACCAGATCTACGCCTTTACCACAGGGAAAAATCAAAACGTCGCAAAGCTCAAGATCGAGGCCAGACGCCTGTTCAGGTATCTGTGTCCGCATTGCGCCAGCGATTCAATGAATTTAATAACTGCTGCGCGTATTGCGGACTAAATAGTGATATGCAAATCGAACACGTTATTCCCATTAGCAAGGGGGGAGCGCATGATATCGGAAATATTATTCCAGCATGTATGTCGTGTAATTTTTCAAAACGTTCTAAGCCTATGGAGGAATGGTATAAAAACCAATCATTTTTCAGTGAGCTTCGATTAAGGAAAATTCAGAATGCTCTTAAAGCTCCCAGCGCTGATGAGCTTGCCTTTGCCATAGCGTATAACCATTAACCACTAGCCTGCTGCCCAATTGCAACCCAATTGCAACCGCTGCTAAGCTGGTTGCAATGGCTACCCCTGTTAACAGCACCAAAGGCGCGGCGCTGATTGAAACGGCGACAGGCCCGGAAAGGGGATGCAGTCGGCAGAACCTAGAGAAGTTGTGCGTCAAGGGCGCCCTCCTGGGCAGCCCTTGCATCCTCAGGGCTAGGCCCCTGCTGCTTGATGCCGACATCTTGCTGGATGAGTACCTGGCCAGGGTGGCACCGTTTCAATCCGAGGCCAAGCAGCCCACGGCCAAGCGAGATCAGCAGCCGGCAAAGGCCAGGCCGTCGCGTCCCCCTGCCCAGGCTTTCGCCGACGACTCCCCAGAGCCTGAAGAAATCCCCAGCTACAACGACAGTCGAGCTCGATCCGAATTTGAGAAGGCCAATATCCTAGAAATGGATCGCAAGGCCAAGGCAAACGCCCTGCTCCCCCGCGAGGAAGTAGGGCAGGCCTGGGATGCAGCGGTAAACATCACCCGCACCGTGATGCTCGGGGTGCCAAGCAAGGCAAAGCAGAGAATCCCGCACCTGACACCCGATGAGGTGGCGGTGCTGATGGACCTGATACGCGAGGCCTTGAGTGGTCTCGCTGCGGGCGACGTAATGGAGCTTTACCCAGAGGTTGAGCCTTGACGCTGCCAGCGGTGCAGGAGCTGACGCGGCGCATCCTGGGCGGATTCAAGCCACCTCCAAAGCTCCGGCTTTCGGAATATGCGGACCAACCGGCCACGGTCGATGGCGGCGCGGTGATGACCGGCAACGCAGCGGAGAAGGGCCAGTGGCGGACGCTGCCGTATCAGCGCCCGATCCTGGATGCGTTTACTAACCCCAACGTTGAGACGGTCGTTTGCCTGAAGTCGGCTCGCGTCGGCTGGACAAAGATGTTGGGCGTTGTCGTTCAGTATTACTCGCACCATGATCCATGCCCGATCATGATTGTGCAGCCAGTAAAGGAAGACGCTGAAGGGTATAGCAAGGAAGAAATCAAGCCATTGTTCGAGGATACGCCAGCGCTGCAGGGGCTGATAACTGAATCCAAAGCACGCAACACCAGCAGTAATACAATCCTTCTAAAACAGCTTAGCAATGGTGGTTTAATAGATATAGTAAACGCTGCGAGTGGGCGGGCCTTTCGACGCAAGTCTAGAAAGATTGTTCTCTTTGATGAGTTTGACGCTTATCGCAGAATTGACGAAGGTGATGTTTACAAGCTAGGTCGCAACCGAGCAGATTATTACTGGGACCGCAAAATAGGCGTAGGCAGTACGCCGATATTTAAGGATGGGCGAACAGAAGAATTATACAAGAAATCAGATCAAAGAAAATTTTTTGTTCCCTGCCCATTTTGCAATCACTATCAAATTTTGCGATGGGATCAAATGATAAAAGAGGGCGAATTTACCGCCCATTACGAATGCGAGAATTGCAAAAAGCCAATCCCGCACAGCAAAAAACGCTGGATGGTGGAGCGCTGCGAGGATCGCCCGACCGCTGTTGCCCAGGTCCCTCGTCTCGTTGGGTTCCATGTGTGGGCGGCCTACAGCTATTCACCTGCGGCGGACTGGGCAATTCTGGTTCGTGAATACAAAGAGGCCCTGGAGGCGTTGCGCAAAGGCGACCCAGAGCCAATGCAGACCTTCAAAAATACGGTGCTCGGCGAAGGCTGGGAGGACTCGCAGGCCGGCAAGGTCTCGGCCGACAACCTGGCCAAGCGCCGGCAATCTACGGAGCTGGGCAACGGTTATTCGATTCTTGGCGAAGATTTCACCCTGACCGGCGTGCCTGATGGCGTGCTGTTGATCACCGCTGGAGTGGACACCCAGGGCGGTGGCGGCACGGCAAACGAGCGATTGGTGGCCACCGTCTGGGGCTGGGGTGTTGGGGAGGAGGGCTGGCACCTGGGCCATTGGGACATTGATGGCGATCCCCAGGACAAAAACACGCTTGCGCAATTGGACCGGATCGCCGAAACCAAATGGGTTCGAGAGGATGGCACCGTGCTCAGGTTGGCGCGGGGCGGCATTGACGAGGGTGGCGATGCAACCAGTTGCCAGGCAGTCCGCGAGTTTTGCTCAACCCGTAAGGACACTTGGGTGCCAGTTCGAGGGGCCCCGCAGAAGGGCAAACCGTTGCTGGGCAGGGGCGTGCCGGTGAGCATCAACCGCAAAAATAAGCCGATCGTAAAAAACGGGGTTAACCTGTACTTTGTGGGCTATGACGAAAGCGTCAAGTCACTGCAGTATCGGTTGGGGGTTGAGACCGTGGGCCCTGGCTACTTGCATTTTGGCCTGTGCTCAACCGATCAATTCCTGGCGGAGCTGTTCCCCTGGAGGCGGTTGCCGCGGCGGAGCAGGGGCCAGATCAGCTATCACTGGGAGCCACCAACCGGGGCGCGAGATGAGGGGGGCGACTGCACCCGCTACGCCTATGCGGTGCTGCAGCTGGTGACCCGCCGCTACACCCCAGGCACCATGTGGGCCCAGCTCGCCCGCACCCTGGGCACCCAGGCGCCGGGGACAGGAGGGGGAGGGGCTAATAGGTTTGGCACTGGCGGGCGGTTTGGGTGAGTATGATGCTAGGCATGGCAGGAATTACGCTCGCTATCGCCACTGCGCGGCTCAATGATTACCTTGATGCCGAGGTCAAGGTATTGGGTGGTCAGGAAAAAAAGATGGGAGATCGAATGCTCAAGCGTGCAGATCTAGCGGAAATTCAGGCAGGGATTCAGATATGGGATCGCAGAGTGCAGGAGCTGAGCAGTCGGGCCAATGGCCGTGGCCGGGGATTCACCCCTAGGCCTAACTTCTGATGGCAAAGCGTCGCAACAACAAGAAGCTTCAGCTGGCTCAGGCCCTGCCCGCCGACCTTGACCGCCTAGGCCATGTCCGCGGGATGATGGCCTTTGGCGGCATGACCGGCACCAGCAGGATGGCCCGGTCGCCGCGGTTTGCCAACTGGCGCCCCCAGCTGCTGGATGCAGACGGTGATGCCGAGTATGAGCTGGCCGACCTGCGGGCATTCTCCAGGGACCTGGAGAGGACCGCACCGGTAGCGACTGGGGCAATCGAGACAAGGGTTTCGCACATTGTTGGAACCGGCCTCACCCTGCAAAGCCGAATCGATGCCAAGGAACTGGGCTTGTCGGATGAACAGGCCAGCGAATGGCAGAGCATGACCGAGCGGCGGTTTGGAATGTGGGCGAAATCCCAGTATGCCGATCGCCATGGCGAGCTTTGTTTCTATGAGCAGCAGCAGTTGGCGTTGCGTTCGCATGATTCCAGCGGTGATGTGTTTGTACTGCTTGGTGATAAGGGCCGCGAGGATTGGCCGTTTCGGCTGACGGTGCAGCTTGTTGAGGCTGATCGGGTTAGCAATCCAGATGGACGGATGAATACCGCCACGCTGATTGATGGCGTAGAGCGCGATGCCGACGGCGAGCCGGTAGCGATCCATGTTTCTCGCTACCACCCAGGCCGGCTAGTTCCCCGAACCGCCAACACATGGGAGCGCATCCCGTACCGGGGCAGTTCTGGCCGCCGCAATGTGTTGCACCTGAAGGAGGTAAAGCGCCCCGGCCAAACCCGTGGGCTGCCGATCCTGGCCCCGATTATTGCCACAATCAAACAGATAACCCGGTACACCGACGCCGAAGTGGACGCGGCGGTGAACAGCGCAGCGCTGGCGCTGTTTTTGCAGATGGACCCAGATGCCTTTCAAGAAACGACCATTTTCAGCGATGACGAGCGGGGCAAGATTTTGGCCGCAGCTGGTGGCTGGGACGGCACGATCGAAAGCGGCCGCGCCATAAACCTGATGCCAGGCGAAAGCATTGTCAGCCCTACCCCTGGCCGCCCAAATCCAAACTTCGACCCATTCTTTGGGGCGATGCTGAACATCTGCTCCATGGGCCTGGGGATTCCTAAGGAGGTGCTGGCCAAGGCCTTCAACGCCTCCTATTCCGCCAGCCGTGCTGCATTGATGGATGCCTGGCGGACTTGGCAAATCAAGCGCGTCTGGCTGGCACAGCGGCTATGCCAGCCCATTTATGAGGAGTGGTTGGCCGATGCCGTGGCACTGGGGATCATCCAGGCGCCAGGGTTTTTTGCTGACCCTTTCATCCGGTATGCGTGGAGCCAGACCAGCTGGTGCGGCGATGGCCCTGGGGCTCTCGATCCATTGAAGGAGGCCATGGCGGCAGCCAAGCGCATGGAAGAGGGTATCACCACCCGAGCCGAGGAAGTTGTGGCCTATGACGGCGGCGACTGGGAAACCAAGCACAGGCAAAGCGCTCGGGAGATGGCGGCCAGGGTGCGCGATCGTCTGCAGATGCCAGCGGTTGCGGTTGCGGTGCCACCACCTGACCCAAACAACACTACCGATTAGATTGGGCCCATGACAGTTCTTGATGTCCTAAATGCACCGTGGGCGATCCTGCCCAACCGCCTGGAAGAAATCCAGGGGATCTACGCGGCTCGCAGCCGTGGGGAGGAACTGGACATTGCGGCATTAGAGGCCAGGATTGGCCGGCCACTGGGGACCGAGCAGCAGCAGGGCTATGAGGTGCGGAACGGCGCGGCATTGATCCCGCTGCATGGCGTGTTGGCCCAGCGAATGAACCTGATGACCAACATGTCAGGTGGCACCAGCACCGAGCTGTTTGCCCGTGATGTTCAGACCGCAGCGGCAGACCCCACCGTCAAGGCCATCATCCTGCTGGCGGACACCCCAGGCGGCACCGTGGCTGGCACCCAGACCGCAGCGGCGGCGGTGCGGGCGGTGCGTGGTGTGAAGCCGATCGCCACCATGGTTCAGGGCCTAATGGCCAGCGCTGGAGTCTGGATAGGCTCTGCCACTGACCTGACGGTATTGGACTCTGGAACCGCTCAGGTTGGCTCGATCGGTGTGGTTGCGACCCATGTGGACGTGAGCCAGCGAGAGCAGGCGATGGGGGTCAAGACTACCGAGATCGTGGCCGGCAAGTTCAAGCGGGCGGCATCGCAGTATGGCCCGCTGACCGAAACCGGTCAAAAAGTAATCCAGTATCAAGTAGACTATTTGTACTCGCTGTTTGTCACTGATGTTGCCGCCAACCGTGGGGTATCGGTTGAGCGTGTTCTCGATGACATGGCTGATGGGCGAATGTTCATCGGTCAACAGGCGATTGATGCGGGCCTCGCGGACCAAATCAGTAGCCTGGACATGCTGATAGCTCAACTCACTGCAACCCCTGGCGCCTCCACTGGTGGGCGCTTTGCCCTATCCACACAGCCCCCCGCCCGTTTTGCTATGGATGAAAATCAACCCACGCCCCAGACCACTGCCGAATGGCTGGCGGCCAACCCCGAAGTCGTCGCATCATTGCGGGCTGAAGGCGCCGCCGCCGAGCGCCAGCGGATCGCCGATGTTCGCGCCCGGTCACTGCCAGGCCATGAAGCTTTGATTGACCGTTTGGCCGCTGATGGTAAGACGACCGGCGTCGAAGCGGGTGATGCTGTTCTGGCCGCCGAAAAGGCCGGCCTCGCCAGTGTTGCGCAGGCTCGGCACTCTGACGGGGCCCCCAATGTTCCTTACGCCCCTGCCCCTGACGGCAACCATGAGGCTAAGCCTGGCAAGGCCTTTGTGTTCTCCGGGGTTCTTGGCCCTGGAGCTGATGAAGAGGCGATTCACGCCAGCGCATTGGCCTATCAAGCTGAGCATCCTGGCGCTAGCTATCAGGATGCAATTCGCGCCATCACCACCCAAGGAGGCAACTGATCATGGCTGTTGGTAATTACGCTGAAATCAGCCTGCCCATCAGGGCAACGGCTACCATCACCCAAAACCGAGCCATCAACTTTGCTGGTGCTGTTCCTGCCGTTGGCGGTCATGGCGCTGTGGCGGTGTTTGGCGGCGTGAGTGGCGATCTCATTACTGCTGTTGTGATGGGAACTGCGCAGGTTGAAGCCGGCGCGGCATTCGCCGCAGACATTGCGCTGCAGTTTGACTCTGTTGGCCGCCTGGTGACTCGAACTACTGGTGCTACCGTTGCCCGATCTATCACCGCTGCAGCTGCAGCTGGTGACATTGCTGAAGCTCTCCTTATCCCCAACTGATCATGTCCGCACAAAACCTCAGCCAGGCCCGTGCTGGCATCAGCCCCGTCAACACTGCAATCGCTCAAGGGTTTCAAAACTCTGAGTTTGTAGGGATGAACCTGTTTCCCCGTGTTCCCACTGGGGCTCGTGCAGGAAAGATTATTACCTTTACTAAGGAATCTTTCATGCAATACAGTAACATGGCTCGTAGCCCTGGCGCTAGAACTCCTCGCGTTTCGTTTGGTTATTCCGGAAGTGACTACGGCCTTCAGGATTATTCCATTGAGGGCACGCTGCCCAAGGAAATCAGGGAAGAGCAGCTTGATCCTTCTAAGGGCTTTACTATTGATGGTGCGACAATGGCCATCAATGGAGCGATGGATATTGTTGGCTTGCGTCTTGAAATTCAACAAGCTGCGCTGGCTACCAATACGGCAAATTATGATTCTTCTAATAGGATTACACTTTCCGGCACTAGCCAATTTTCGGACTTTACCGGCACTAGTAACCCCGTTAAGGTTGTAAAAGATGGCAAGGAAGTCATTCGACAACAGATTGGAAAGCGCCCAACTGATTTAGTAATGGGGGCTGCAGTTTTTGAGGTGTTGACCCAGCATCCTGTGATCATTGACCGGATCAAGTATACCGGTCGTGACACTGCTACGCCGGAACTTTTGTCTTCGCTTTTTGGCGTGCAAAATGTTTGGGTTGGAGATGCTATTCAATCGAACGATGCTGGCGTGTTTTCTGATGTATGGGGCAAAGATATAGTGTTGGTTTATAGGCCAGTCGCCTCTTTAGCTCAAATGGGAGCGCCTAGCTATGGGTACACTTACAACCTCAATGGATACCCAATGAGGTTGTAAGTGTACCCATAGCTAGGCGCTCCCATTTGAGCTAAAGAG